GCTCTTTAATTTGGTCGGCATTAAGTCCTGTTTCAAGCAAATTTTCATACGGCATATCTTTAAGGCGTACAGTTGCGATGCTGTCCGCAACTTCGCTGATCTGCATATTACCTTTTCCGAAAATGTAGTCAAGCCCGTGCATAACGCTCATATAGTCGCTTTTGCTGATATTTGCGGCAATATTAGCCTTTATAACGGCTCTGTATTGCTTGTCGTTAAGTGTTCCGCGGTATAAACCAAGCATTTCGCCGTAATCATCAAGAATTTTCCCGAAAGCATTATCCAAATCAAGCATACCGACAACTTCGGATATATCCGCATGCAATGCATTAACAGCAGCCTCATTTATTTGTAAAAGCTTGCTGTTATTGCTTTCGGGTCTCTTGTCGTATGCGTCGGGCAACTTTTTTACATACGCTCTGTCCTCAAAATCGTTCATGGTATCACTCTCACATTCACGTTATCGGGAATAAGCCTCGGCAGTTCCCACGGATCGCACATAACATTGTTTTCTGTGTATGTTTTGCCGCCGTCGGCAGAGATTGTAATTGACGGTACTTCAACTACTCCTGCAACACTGTGTACAAAACTATAAAATTTTGTACGGTATACGTCCTCGCCGTTTCCCAAATTCATAACATAATCTGATATCCGTTCGGCGATCTTTTCTTTTCCAACAATGCCCTCAAAATCGTTATTTACCCTTATTTCAACGTTTACACGGATTTCAATTTCAGTTGAGCGAGTAAAATTTACCGTTTGCTCAATATCGTAATCGTCTAAAAACAGAGCAGCTGTATTTCCGTAGGATTTTATTCCTATTGGCTTTTTTCTGAAAATAGCTTTTGCAATTTCGGTATCGCCGACAAGAGGCGCAAAAACATACGCCTCGAAGCTATGAGGCGGTCTGCCTTGCGCGTCTGTGTAGTCGCTGTCGTTCTCAATTACCGTGACGCTTTCCACGTTCTGTATTCTGTAAATTTCGGAACGGATAGAAGCCGCTGTGCCGCTTCCTCCGCCGCCGATTGCTTGCAGCCACCTTTTTCTTAACTTGTAATCGCTTTCGGCAGCTTTGCCGACTGCAATTACTTCAACGTCTTTTACTCGGTCTACATCAACAGACGGGTTTGTAATTTTGGTTATCGTTCCCAACTCAACATTACCGATCGTTCCCAATTCAGTACACGTAACATTAACGGTTCCTTTTCCGTTGCTGTCAAGCGTTACATCTTCAACAGTGTAATAGGTTATTTCTGTTTCGGTTTCATCAGCTGAGAACAAAAAACCCATTTTTACAACGGCGTTTGCTGTTCCGCTGATTTCAACCTTTCGTGTTGCCGCTATTGCAGGATTTCTCGTAATGCCCGCATACGGACAAAGGCGGTCAAGATTTATCCCGCTTGCAGTATTCGGATAACGCGCGTAATAGGTGGCTTCCAAATCTTCATATGCTTGGGATATGTCATACGCTGCTATTCGGATATATTTTCCCAACACTGATAATTCCGACGTGTCTATATCCTCTCCAAACAGTTTTTTACAGCGTTGAATTTGTGATTGTAAAATATCGTCATATGTTGGACGTTCAAGCCCTAATCCCGTTATCATTGCCGTGTGCCTCCCTTACACAAAGCTTAGTACATCACTTATTACAGTTCCGTCGGCTTTCTTTGCGGTAAACTTTATTTTCATTGTTCTTTTGTCAAGCTCGTAATCAAAATCCGTAAGGTACAGCGAGTTGTCAACCTGAATAAGCCCCGATAAAACTTCATTTCGTACAAGATCCTTTTCAGGATTTTTCTTGATTATGTTTTTGCGGTTTATTCCCTCGCTTAAGTTTAAAAACCACTCTCCCTTATTTGTCAGGAGAATGGTTTTTATCGTTTGCAACAAAAGCTTGTCGCCCTCGATTATGGCAATATCGTTATTTTTTATAACAATATCTCCGTTTTCATCAAGCATGAAGTTTTTCATTTTTTCCTTTGTTGCCTCCTGTTGTTTAATCAATATATTTGCCGACTTTATACGCGGAGCGGTGCAGCTCTATCAATTCCAGTTCCAGCATTTTCTTTCTTAAACGTATTGGTTTTTTCTCAAGATAATTCAAAGAGGAGAGTTTTAATTGTTTGTCAAGCTGCCTAATCCGAGACTCAATAAAAGCTATTGTCTCCTCATACTGATTCGACGTTTCGGCATATACTTTTTTGCAGTCTTTTGGCTTGGGCTTATCATGAATTTTATACACCATTGATATATGACTGATAACTTCAGGTGTGTTCGTAGCGTCTATTATATGTATGCATTCCGCTCTGTAATGTCTGATGTTTTTGCTTATGCATTCCTTTGCCGCTTTCAAAATTCGTGACACGGTACTTCTGTTTACGCCAAGCAACTCACTGATCTCAACAACATTCATGCCGCCGAAGTAATATAGGCTTGCTATTTGAGCCTGCCTGTCGGTCATTTCATGCACCATGATGTCTTCTACGATCTTGCGCATATAACCGGATTCTTCGTCAAGCAGTTCATCAAGTTCTATTGCTGTATTTTCACCGCTTTTGGACGTAATATATATTCGCCTTTTCCATTTCATTTAATTTCACCTCAATAATATTTGTACTCTTTTCCGTTCCAGAAATAGCGGGTAAGGTCTGTATAGACACCCTCCTCATCAGCCTTGCCAACATAATAAATATATCCCAGGCGCGGTCTGTTTGCTATGTTAGCGTCAGCGGGAGACGGCAAATCGGCAAAAGTGTCAACTCTGCGCTGTATTATTTCTTCAAAAGGTTTGAACCCCTTTTTAGCTAAGACAGCATTACCGCGCAGAATATAATATTCCGCGACCGCCGCGTTGTCATTAAGCCAGGTTTTGAATTCAAAATCATATATTTTACCATCGACGGACATTAAAATATAATCAATTTCGTTTGCGTCAAGATCGTAAAAGGCATTATGCATTGTAAAATCGCCTTTGCGTACCGAGGATATAAAAAAATTGCCCTCTTTTATATCGTAACCGTTGTCACGATCCGATCTGTACAGCAGCGGTACAAATTTGCTGTAGAATTTAGGTATGTACCACACGACTGTGCCATTTGAACCGTCATCCACAAAACCCAAGTCGCCCTCATATGCGATTATGCTCATATTTTCATCGACCGTACATCTTTTGGCATTGGGCAATATTGTGAAATCAAAGCTTGCACCGTCTTTTAACCGTTTATAAAGACCGTCGTCAAAGTCAACATTGACTCCGAGCACATCATCTTCTGAATATCCTATGTATGACCTTATATCAAAAAGTTCAGAAGTAATGGTCTGATTTGCTTGTTTTTGATCCGCATATACCTCTCTTATCGCCTGTTGTGCATTTTCAGGGGATAAATATGCTTTCTCGTTCATTTTCATTCTCCTTTCGCCTCAGTAATCATTGCCGTAACCTCATCAGCAGTCATTGGGTGAAGCTCCTCAGCCAAAACATAGCTTTCCAAATCGTCCTTATTTGCTTTAGTTCCGATCGCAAGATTCAATGCTTCAACAATGTCAGCGTTCTCTTTCATAGCGTCTGCAATTTCTCCGAGAGTGTCAAGAGTTTCAGGTGCACCGTTTATCAGTGCTGCGATTTTAGCGTCTATATAATTATCAATCGCTTTAATAAGCGACTCAGGAATATCACTGATGTCATACGACTCGTTAGATGCAGCTCTGTTTCGTCTGTTTAAAAAGACTTTAACATCGGACGTCATAATTGAGTACCTCCTTACTGCATAGTCTTTATAATACCCACAACAACAGCGTCCTTGATATTGTGGTGTCCCAAATTTGGTACAGCCTCTTTGCCGTTTCTGGTTTCAGTATTATCTCTTTCACAGCAAACACATAAGCAAATGTCGCCTACCTTTATAGGCTCTTTTTTTAGGTGTATACGCGTTTCTTCACGGCAAGAACAATTAACCGTTCCCGAGCCTGTTCCCGTACCCGAACCCGTTCCGCTGCCTGTTTCGGTGTTTACATTAACGTTTGTGTTCACGGAAGTAGTAATATCGCAGGAACAGCCGTTGTTACCGTTTATAAGGCATTGCCGTTTTTCCTCAACAAGCCTGTAACGGCAATGCTCCAATACGGGAATATCCGATAACACCGCCTGTCTTTTTGCTTGTTGTCCCAATGGTTTAAGAAGATCGAGCGGCTGAACGCAAGCAGTGTCACATTCCTTGCTAAGCTTTGTTATTCTGCCTATAAAAGCCGTATGCAAATGCAATAACTGTTGTTCAAGCGCGTGATTTGTCATAACCTCCATTTATATCACCTCGACTTCTGTAGTAAAGTCCGTTCCGCTGCAAGTGTGCTGACCCTTTCGCACAACGTATTTGCCGCTTGCGTAAAGGCTTTTTAAATTAACGGACGCGCCTGTGGTTATTTGGTGCTGCAACAGCATTTCAAGCTTATAGCCCGTTATTTTCTCCTTTTTGGAGCTTTCTCCCTCTCTGTTCGTAACAGTTTCCTCAAATTCCTCGGGACTTCCGATCAAGCCCGTATCCTCATTTATTTCAAAATGCGCTCCTATTGCCTTGCTCTGCGGTCTTGTGTAAACCTTTCCTCTGTTTATATAAGTGATCGCACCGCACATCTCGCTGTACTCCTTGATGTTGTCTGCCAGTGCGCCGTCAATATTTGTCGCTTCTTTCATAGTAATATCTTTTGCTACCTGAAACATAGCGACAGGCAATTTTAGCTTGTCTATTAAATCCTTTAGAATATATGACGCTTTCACGCCCTTTTTATATGCAAGGCTTTGAACGCTGTCATTGTCGAAATCCTCTTTATCTATCGCCTTAATGGTCGTTCGGTCGTCGCAGCCCTCGCGCTTTGTTTTTACCTGACTTATACGCCCCGAGAAAATTATTCCCGTATCGTCCGAGTATCCCGCCTCAACCGTTATAACCGCATTTGTTTTTAACTGTGCAATAGTGTTTTTGCTAAGATTAAAAACGCATATCTCCGCTTCGTTCGGTACTATATCATCATCGAACGGTATAGAAAATTCTATATCCAGATCGTCACTGTCAATGGTTACTCCGCCCGATTTAACAATGGTTTTCTGCCCGAACATTCCTGTCGGCTCTTTCAGCTCCATAGAGCTTTTTTCTTCCCAACCCTCAATGGCTTTTACCATACGGGAAATATGTTTGTTATCCTGCGGATCGAAAACCTTTTCCGATATGTTCAAAACGCTCACTCCTCGTCGTCAATGCATAAAAATACCGTTTCACCGAAATTCTCCCAAGTAACAATATCCTTATTGCCGCTTTCGTCAAGAGGAATAATAGTCAAACAAGGAATTTTACCAACGGTATAAAAGTCATTAAACAATGGCATACCGTATAAAGCGGGTTCTCCCGCGCACATCATTTCACCGTCTTTATACAATCTTACGGTAAACATATCGGCTTTGCTGTTATAGTGAAATTCAAGAGTGAAAACGTTTGAAGCTAACAGAATGTCAAATTTATACGGTATTTGTGATTTATTTACAATGATTTTGTCTTTCATTAATACCCTCCGACGGTTATTTTTTATTATAAACGTGCAGCTTTGTACCCGCTTGCAAGGTCGTCCAATCTCCCTTTACCTTTGGCGCGTCCGGGTTGTTTTCCATAATGAAGCTCATACTGCTGCCCTGTGATTTATACGCCTTTTCACCTAAATAGTACGCCGTTTCTCCTGATTTTACCGTATGGTATACTTTTTTGCCCGTGTCGCTGTTATCCTGTTTCTGCTGTGTTCCCGCGGAGGTTGTGGCTTTTGTTGTAGTTGTAACATTTTGCTCCGTGTATGCGCTTTTTGCAATTCGTACCTCTTTGATCTCCATAGTGAAGCTGCAACCGCCCCAAATAGTGTTGGGGTGTCCCGTATCAAAGACTACTATTTGCGCATTTTTTATTGTATTACGTCCAACGTAGGATACAAGTGCGCCCGTTTGATGCGCTTTCGTTATCTGGGAAAGAATGTCGGCGGCATTTTCGCCGACGATCTCCCCCGATATTGCGATCGTAACAGGATTTCGCCGCACATGATCCGTTATGTCGATACCCTTTTCAACGGGGTGTGTTACAGCCTCGATCCCGCGCTTAACATCTTCTTTTTCAACAAAAACATATAAGCTTCCGTTGATCAAAGCCATTTATATCACACCTCCGTTGTTTGTGGGTTTCTGCGGTCTGCGCTTTCAAAAAAGTCGCTCATTGCCTCGTCGAACCAACGCTTGAATTTTGATTTTATGTCTCTGTCCGTGCCGTTTGTGTAGAACGTTGCGTTAAACTGCGGACTGTACGTGTTTCTTTCGCTTGTGTACGACCTTGATGTATTGCTTACGGAACTGTTCTGCGGCGTATAGGTTTGACCGTAAGGTATAGACATATCGCCCATTTTTTGCGCCGCCGCCCCGACCTCGGGTAATTTGCTCTTAATTCCGTTGATATCTCCTTGAACCGTGTTCACACCTGTTTCAAAAAGCACTCTCGACGGGGAATGAATATCCAACGCCGAATTGACCGAATTGGTTACAGTGCTTGCCATTGACTGCGCCGCGGCAGCCAGCGCGGAACGTCTGCTGTTTATGCCTTCGATCAGTCCGTCTGCAATATTCGCTCCGCTATTTTTCAGGTTGCAGCCGCTTACAGCCGCTTTTATACTGTTCATAGCGCTTTTTACGGCAGTACAGCCTCGTCCAGCTTTG